GCCGGTCTTGCATTCATCAATCCTTGTGGATCACCGGTAAATCTTGTTGGTTCTAACTGTGGCTGTTTAGCCTCGAATTCGGAAACATGCACCAGGGAACCATTCCATTCTTTAACCATCTCATTATAAGGAAACGCCATTCCAGATCGATCTGATATTGCTTGTGCATATTTTCCTCTAGATAATTTAGACATTTGGATAATAAGTTTTTGGGGTTATAAAAGAACTTGATGAAGAACCATCTTCAGTTAAAGCTCTATTCAATTCATCTTCATATAACATTTTTAACATTTGTGCTCTTTCTGGAGCAAATTTAATTGATAAATAATATGCTAATCCAGATACCATACAAGGTACGAATCTATATGGAACATCTGCATCATTTGTATAAGCTCCTGAATCCTGAATCCTTTTTACATAGTAGTAATTAATAAAGTTTCCGGCTTCAGAAGAACCAGGTGTTAAATATAAAGTAATAGTTACTCTATCTATAAATCTTTGTACAAAGTATTGAGTAGGTTGACCTTCAGAAGTTTTATTTGAAAATGCTTGATAAGTTGATCTGTTAATTTTTGTAAGAGGTGTATCTACACTTGAAGCATTTCTATAAGAAGCTTCTAAAATATCATCTACACCATAAATAGCTGTTGCATTTGAAGTGCCATCAGAAGTTGATCTATACATAGTATAAACTGATTGACCATCTACTAATGTAATTGAATTATTTCCTACTTCCCAATAATGCAAACCTCTATTACCCCATTCTTGAAACATTATGTTTAAAGAACGTCTTGCACCTTTTAATTGATAACCTGATACACCTTGTATTCCGATTCTTTCATAAGCTTCTTCTATAATATCTGATATAGAAAAACCTTTCTCGAATGTAGTTGTACCCGAAGTAGTATTAGCCATTTAGACCTCCTACTTGTCTAATAATATTGTAGCCGCTGTCAAACCTGAATATGCAGAAACTGTCATTCCATTTTCAAATAAAATTCCATCTTCAGGAATATTGAAAGAGAATACATCTCCAGTTGGACAATCTCCTACGAATTGTGTAACAGCATTTCCATCTTGTAAAGTTATTGTACCAGCACCAGCTGTACTATTAGCAAGAATAATTCCTCTTAATCTTGTTCTTCCAGCGAATACAGAACCTGGGCCTGTAACTCTAACTGCTTTTACATCTGATTTCATATTTTAAACTCCTAAGTTTTAAGAGCTCCCGAAGGAGCTCTATAATTATTTATGCTACTGCTATACCAGTAGTAACGTCGATAAAGTCAGATCCGTTGTAGAAACAAAGTGATCCAGTAACTCCTGAACCCGTTGCATCTGAAACGTAGATAACTAAACCAGTTGCTGGTGAACTGATCGCCGCTGCTTCTACTAAAGTATATGAAGGTGCAATGAAACCATTATCTGATTTTACTGGACCTGAAAAAGTTGTGTTTGCCATTTTATTTTTCTCCTAGTTTTTTAAATGTAGTCTCTAGGTCGTCGACTATACGCGTCTACATTTAATTTAATTTATGTATAGTGTTTAATTTATATATGAAATTATAAAAAAGTGCAAGAAATCCCTATGGAAAAACTCTATTTACAGCGATTTATCAAGTTTAATTAACCAGCGAAAAGATGTACTTCGTAATCTTTTTCATTGGTATGAACTTGAGCTTCTTGTTCTCGAATAATGGATCTAATTACTCTTTTGATCTCATCACCTAAAACAGACATTTCGGGTGTTATCTGTCCTTTATTTTCAAGAAACAACTCGTTCCATCTAGATTCGAGTTTCAGTTTCTTCGCGAACAGTACCATGTTGTCCTGAGCCATGTTTAACCTCCTCATAGGTTATATAAAAATCACTTCCAGCACCGTGGTACTGTAAATCATTTTGTTCCCATTTTATATCAGATTTTCCTAAGAAGTCAATAATGGGTTTATTTAGCTCGTCCGCATTATTTATTTCTTTATCACTTTCAATTTCAAATTCAGTTTGAAGTTTTTTTGTAAATATTTTTATAATATATTTATTCATCGTTTTTTCTTTCTATATTAAAAATGAGGCGGGATTGTGTCCCGCCTCAAAATTTCTAATTATTATGCACCTGGTGATGCAAAAATACCTCTAAAGTCAGAAACTCCAAAAGAGTATCTTTCTCTAGCTTTGTATCTTACGTTACCAGTATCGAAGTCACCTTCCATAGAAGTTTTGATAGGTGATCTATCAAAGTACTTCATACCGTTAGGCACGTCTGTGATAATGTAGAATGCATCTGGATCTGTTAAGAAATTGTTCACTCTATAACCTTGAGGAACCATTCCCATAGAAACGATTGCATTGATATCATTATCAGCTGTTCCGACTCTACCTTGAGATTTCATCAATCTCTCAGCTGTGAATTGAAGTTCAGGTGGAACAATCATTTTAACACCTCTTGCAGCAATTTTTAGACCTCTTTCGTCTGTCATTGCAGCAATATCGATTAAAGATTGCTCTAGTGAAGTTTCATTCAAGTCAGCTGGTACAGCTAAAGTGTTTGATACAGTTCCACTAACTGTTGGGTGGTTAGTTGCAAATAATGCAGAACCATCACCAGAAGTGAATGTACCGAATCCATTAATTAATGGATTAACAGCTTTTACTTGTTTTGTGTTCGCCATAGATCTAGCTAATGCTTTAGTATATCTACTAGCAAGTCTGTCATACAAGTTGTCTTCGATTGCTTCTTCAGTTATTGCGAAAGCAAGAGCCACAGTTTCGTGTGTATATCTTGCAGTGTAAGTCTCTTGAGCATTGTCAAAAGTTACACCTGATCCTTCGGGTTTAACCTGAGCATTCGCAAAACCTGATAACATAACTTCTTCTTCAAACGCTCTGTCTGAAGATTCGCTAGTGTAGATTTCAGCATGCTGATTCTCATAACGTTTATATTCCAAGCCGAATAGAGCATTCAAACCTGGTTCTAGTTCTTTAACTAGTTGTCCTCTACTTATTGCCATAGTTATTCTCCTCTATTTATTATATTCCGGCTTCTTGTTTTAACTGATGTTGAGAAATGATTACAACAACGTTTGCGTTTGCTCCAAATTCATTTCCTTCATCCTTAGCTAATCCAAGAATTTTTAATTGTGATGCTGTATTAGCCATAGTCCCATTGATTTCTGCTTTAGAAACCCAGTTAGGTGCTACTCCAGCTCCTAATACAACTGCAGCGCAATTACCAATATTTGTTTGGGCAACTGTTCCTGCTGATTGTATTTCAAACCTTTCATAAGGGTCGTCACTTACGAATCCAACAATGTCTGTCGCAGTGTTAGATGCAGCTAAGTGATTAGCCCATGTCGGTTTGCTTGATGATGCGTCAGTATAATAGACACCATTAAGGCTACCTAATAAATAATTGGTTGCACCAGCTGTACCTCTAACAAGTTCACCATCTGCATCTAATGCAACTGGGTCACTGTTATAGATAACTGCTGTACTTGCAGCAATTGAATATTCGGATAAACCTTGGTTGTCTCTATTCTGACCAACTTTTCCTATTGCTTTCAATCCGAAAGCGGCGTCTGTATTTGCCATAGTTGTGTCCTCCTTATAGACATTTTAGTTTAGTTTATCCTTTGATGGATTAAGAATTTTTTAAGATTTCTTTGAGCCACCGAAGGTTACACGTGTCTGTCGATCAATATTGATCGGCATACTTGGGTGCTGTTCCTTCATAAGATCGTTATCTACTGCCTCAACGTTGTCTTGACCTTGTTTAACATAATAGTCAGTACGTTGTTTTGCGATCTCTTCGGGTACCCTTGCCAGCACAAGGCCACCAACTCCGATTACTCCTGCGTATTTGCCATCTTCAACTATTGGATAATCAGTGTCTGGATATTCATCAGCTCTCACTAATTCGTATCCTGATCTAAGTCTTCCAGCTAAATTTTTAGTATCCTGGAATCCCATAGATTCTACTCTTATCCACCTATGTTGAAAACCTGTAGGCGCAGGTGGTGCATCTAAAGATGATGGTGGAGTCCAAACTTTTTTATGAGATGTTTTTTCTCTAGTCTGACTCGCACGGGAAGTTCTGTTATTTTCTTCATTACTCATATGCTATACCTCCTTCGTGATATTTAATTGTTTCGCATATTCTTCTAGTGGCACACCTAATTTTTTAGCTATTGCTACTTGTGATGGTGTGAGCCTCACAGTTCTGCGACCAGATTTTGTACTTCTTTTTGCCGAAGCAACAGTTTGTACAGGCTTGATCGTTTCCTTAACCTCAGTTGTAGCAAATTTATGCGGAAATTCAAGTCTTATTCTTTTATCAATTTCAACATAATATTCGTCACTTGAAGGGTCAAAACCTTCCTGTTCGGTCAATTTTTTATGTAGATCAAAAGCAGTATAAGTCATTGCCGTATCTTGTCCAAACCATGAATTCTTTTCAGCCCATGATTCAGCTTTAGGATCCGGTGTTCCTTGTGCCGCTGTTTGTCTATTTAAATTGATTTCAGGTGTTTTAACTTCTGTTTCTCTAGATTTAGCAATCTCTTCTTGAGAAGCTTTAGTCTCTAAAAATCTAGCTTGTTTATAAGCCAATTCAGAAATTTGAGTTTGAGCAGCTACTTCAGCTTCAATATCTCCGGCTTCTCTAGCTTTACTCAATTGAGCTTTAGCAGATTCTAATCCAGATTTAATAGATTCTTCAGTAGACCTCATGAATCCTGGTTCTAGCTTCGAGATTTTTTCATCTACTCTTTTCTTATCCTCCATAACTTTTTGAGCATAAGTTAGAGCTTCATCTTTTTGTCTCTCAGCCTCTCGCCATTTTTTAGTAAGCTTGGCTATTCTTTTCTGAACGCTATCAGAATATTCTTTTAGCTCATCTTCTTTTTTTTCAACAGGTTCTTCTTCAGTTTTAGTTTCTACAACTTCAACTTTTTCCTGTTCTGTATCTTCAGTTTCTATTTCTGGGGAAGTGTTTTCTTCTTGTTGATTTTCTAATTCAACTTCAGCACCTGGACCAGATGTATCGATATCGACAGTTTTATTTTCTTCTATATCAGGCATAGTTTTCCTCCTAGTGTTACTATGTTAAAATTGATGAACTATATCTTCGGGGTTATCGATGGTTGCTAAAACTTCATCATCATTTAGCATTCTTACTTCCCCACCATCTATCTGAATTCTTGATCCAGCATATCTTGCAAAAATTACCCAATCGCCTTTTTTACACCAAGGACCTTCAGGAAATTTTTCTTTGTCATAACAATGTGGACCCATCGCAAGAACTAAACCACAAGTCGATCCGACTTGTTGTCTTTCTAAAGTATCTTGTCCTAGAATTAATCCACCTTTAGTTCGTTCCTTCATTTTAAAAGGAAGTACAACTAATCTCCATCCAGTTGGTTTAGGTAATTTATCTGATTCTTTTGTCTTTATACGTTCATAACCATCAACTTCTTTTTGATGTTCATCTTCGTACTTATCTAATAGTGCCGATTTAACTTTTGGGACTTCCAAAGTCGACGACGTTTTCTGGTCTTTCAATATCATTTTTTCGCTCCTTAGGTTCTAGCAGGTTAGAGATTTCCTGTGATATTCTTAAATAGGCATGTGCCTGTCCCATCATATACTTGTATTTTTCCATATTGTCAATACCACCAGCAATCATGGCATCTCCAATATTTTGATAAGATTCTTTTAAATGTTTTTGTACTTTATTTAATATAGTTAGTTCTTCATTTAACATCAGCTATTTTACCTTTATTTATACCTTTCTTAATTACGTATTTTTGTGTACCATTAGCACCTGTTTCTACTTCCGTTTTAAGGTTTCGAAGCAAATCTAATTGTTTATCTTTTAGTTTTTTTTCTTCTAGAAAAGATTCTAATTTTTTTGAGTCTCTCATATGTACTAGGTATAATGTTATCAAATAGAAAGTCAAGTTTTCCTAAAACTTTGTACATAAATTTATCGAACATTAGCAATTCCACTTTCTAAGTGACTTATTGATTCTTGAATTAGGGTCTCTTGCAGTCTTAGCTGAAGTCAATCTTTTCTTCATTCCGGACATTCTCGCACAAAAACTCTTTCTACGTTTTGCAGCTTTAGAACCTGCTTTTAATTTTGATGGTTTAGTAGTAACTGCTGTTTTTAATTTTGATCCCGGATTCGCTGCTCTATAAGATGCAACGCCTTTTCGGTTCAGGCCTCCGGATGCAGACTTGCCTTCTTTTCTTTGCCATGCAGGAGATTTACTTCCTCTAGCTAATTTTTCTCTTGGATACGATGCACTAAGTACACCATTTTTATGTGCTTTTGGATAAGGAACATTTTGTTCCAATTGATCAAAAATTTCAGGTGATCCTTTTTGAAAATATCTTCTCATTTTTATGATTGTGATTTTTTAATAGCAACTTCTGTAGGTGCACCTTTCTCACCTTTTTTTCTCATCTTCTCACCACGTTTTCTTTTCATAGCAATATTATACCATAAACCTTTTTTAGCTTTTTTACCTTCTTTAGTAGTATGATATTTAGAAGTTGATTCACCTTTAGACATACATGCTCTATCATTAGCTACTTGTGTATTGTATCTTCTATTTGCCATTATGCTTCTCTTACCAATTTAGCAATTGGTGACTTTTCTTTTTTCTTCATTTTAGAAGCCATAATTTTTTTCTTTAACGCAGCAGGTAAAGTCTTTTGTGCTTTAGTTAAAGTTGGCCCACCTTTATTATAATAGTTTCTCATGAATTTGCTCCTCTTGCTTTTTTATTCATTATTTTTTACTCCCATTAGTTTTAATTAAATCTGTTGCTTTGATTCCATAAATCGCCGCAACAACACTTACCCAAAGTGAAACTATCCACCAGGGCATTTCCTGAAGCTTTTGAAAATATAAATCTAGTTTAGCTTGTATCTCTTCGTCTTCAGCAAATACGGAATAAAATAAAATAGCCAGAGGGGATGTCAATACTAAAAGTACGAATTCGTCCTTCCAGTCGCCTTTTTGATTTTGAGCAATCTGTCCACTGTACTCGATCTCTCCGCGTTTCATCTTTTCAGCATGCACGATTTGTGCCTCTGACATTATGATCTCAGATTTTTTCTTGTTCTGATAAATTTCAGCACCTGTTTTAAGCGCAGTGCCTATGAGACTCCACGGAAACATGGTGTTAGATCCACTTAGCTTTTTTAGATTTCTCTTTTAGCATTCTTTTAGTTCCTCTTACTTCAACTTCTTCAGGAACTGCGATTGCATTATATGATCTATCAGCAGTTGTTTTTGATCTTGGGTCAATTTCAATATTCATTTTGTCTTCTGATGGAATATCTACAATTTTTCCACAAATATCATTATACTTTTTCATCTTATCTCCTTGTTTTTGATTTTCCAGCCTCGGATAAAGCAATCGCAATAGCTTGTTTACGCGATTTAACTTTTTTCTTTGACTTACCTATAGGTAATTCACCTTTTTTGAATTCCCTCATCACCTTTTTAACCTTTTTTTCTGATTTTGTCATTTTTTTTCTCATATTAATAATTGCCTCCACGCATTATTTTTATATTTGGCATCATATCCTTAGCATTTGGGATAGTTTTGCTTAAAATTGTTTTTTGAATAGAAGTATCTGCTCTTAAATTTGCTAATTGTTCATTCTGTTCAAGTTTTTCGTCTTGATTTGATTGATTCATCATAGCTTTCATCTTATCTAGATTAATTCTCTCTTCAGCTTCTTCTTTTTTACGTTCATTCTCCATTGCTTTAAGATCTAATTCTCTTGCTCTTAATTTAGCAATTGGATCATTGTCAAATTGTGAAGTAATTTTCTTTTCTTCGTTCATAAACTCTTCCATCATCTCAGCGATTAAAACAGCTTTTCTAGATTCAATTTTTTCTGTTAACATTTTTACTTGCATCTGCATCTGTTGAGCCATTTGTGGATTCTGTTGCATCATCATTTGCATTTGTTGTAATTGCACTAACTCATCTCTAAATTCTACTTCAACTTGTTCTTGAGCCATTAAAGAAATGTGTTCAAAAATATTTTTTTCTAATGATGCCATTACCATTGGATTGTTTCTAGCAATGTTAGTTGCCATAAAATTTAAATGTGCAGTCATATGTGCTCTATGATCTTGACCAGGGAACGCTTGAAAAGACTGACCACCTAAAGCATCAATATGTTCTAACGCTGGATCTTTAGGCATTGGTTGTTGTGGTTTAACTAAAACTTGATCAATGTTTTTTATACCTAATGCTTCATACATATTTCTATATGCAGCATACATGTTGTGCATCTGTGGATTAGATTGTGCCAGCTGCAATTCCGTTTGCGCAAGTGAGATACGCTGTGTTTGAGAAAATATGTTAGGGTCGGCAACTGGCAATATATCTACTCTATCATCAAAGTCTGCTTGTTTAATCATTCTTTGACCCCCAACGACATCATACGGATATTCTTGTGGTAGATATAATTTGAATACTCTAGCCATAATTCTAAATTCATTTTTAAGAGCTGAGTAAATTCTTTTGTGTATAGCAGACATAGTTCTTGAACCACGTTCTAATAATGCAACTGTTGTTCCAACTGCTGCTTGTTGATTGCCATCACCAACTTGTAAATCTGCAATCGATGCAAATCTTTGACCTGCTTGAACTACAATACCCATCAAACTTAATAACGTTTGAGAAGGTTCTTTAAATGGTAACATCATAAATGAATCTCTTAAATTTCCACCAGGAGCATCTACATCTCTAAACTCTCCAGGTTGAATAGACTGTGCATCATCTCTAATTCTAATACCACGCATTTTAAATCCAGCAGGTAAATTAGATAAAGTTCCAGCATCCAATAATTGTCTTAATGCAGAAGTTGCAGTTCTTGATAATCCACCAATCATATGGATTAAACCAAAACCATAAAAACCTAAACCTGGTAAAAATTTAAAGTGAACAAAGTATTGTATTTTACTTTTCTTTGTATCTCCTATTTCATAGTTTCTTTTAATAGATAAAATCTCACGTGATCCTTCTTCTAAAGTTACAATGTAAGGAATCTTAATTTCTGATGGTTCACCTGTCTCTTCATTTTTATCTTCAAAACCTTCTAGGTCTAAATCAATATGACATTCTAATAGTGTATAGACATCTTCATTTCCAGTTTTCTGTGTGCCTTCTAATTCTCTCTCTTTTTTCTCAACATCAGTTTCATTATCTTCGCTACCAGTTAATTCAATATCTCTATAAAAACCTGCGACCTGTTGTTTTCTTAAATCATTTTCTGAAATTTTTATTCGATGAATAATTGCTTCCGCATCATCTAATGAGGTAGCTGTGTACGGAACAATTAAATCATCTGCTGGAACAAATTTAGAAACTGCTCTTTGTTCCATTTCGTCATAGTAAACTTTTTTAAAAGCAGAACCTGCTAATGGTAAATTAAATAACATCTGATCAAACTCAGGTTCATACTCTTTCATCTTTTCCATAATTTCATAGTTCATGAAATCTTTTACTCTTTCAGCTTGTTGAGTTTTTTCTGGAGTAGAGATACCTATTGTTTGAGTTCTAACGGGACCATCTGCCGGTAATAATTCTTTATACGCTAATGCTTGAAACTGAGTAACTGCTTCTGCTAAAACTGGATGTGTTGCACCAGATGCACCTTGAAACGGTTCTGTTCTTTGATCGTATTTGAAACCTAATAAATCTAAACCTTGAGTATAAGTTTTTTCCCATTCTTTTCTTGAAGAAGTATAATCCATATACTTCGAACTTAAATCTGATGCTAATCTTCCAAGTACATCATCAGGTAAAAATTCTGCTAAGTTTGCATAATGCTCATCTCCACCTTCAGGTGAAGCAGCAGCTGGATCTAAATTAATATCAACGGAGCCATCTTCATTCTCAACGACTTCTACATCATCTGGCGACTCTTGTTCTCTAGAAACTTTTTCTTCTAAAATTTCTTGAATCTGTTCTTCACCAGGTATTTCAAATTCTTTTCTTGGCTCGTTTGGAAGAGCCTTGTCTATATTGTCTTCTGCCATTTATTTTCTCCGTATGTTCGATAGTATTAACAGTATTATAAGAAATATTCAAGCCTTGACTCTGGGGCCCGGATTCCGGGGGCACAGTAGTGGTTAATCTTCTAACCATTTTCTAATTCTTTCACTGCTATTTTAACTGCATCTCCAAAAGTTTCTCCGTCGTCCATTAACTCTTCAACTCTTTTTCTAAGCTCCACTGTATCTGGTGAACCTTCACTATATCCTATTCTGCCACCTTTTGCCATTTTAGGAAAGTACTGTTGTGCAAATTCATTAATGCTCATACCTGTTTTCTTCTCGCCTCCGGCTTCAATGAACTTACGTGTAACCATAGACCAGTAATCTGTACCACCGCCACTAAATTTTTCTCTATACTCATCAATCTTCTTAGTAGCCATGATTCCGGCGTCACCGAATAATGGTTTAACAATACTCATATATTCTTCTTTTGAAATCTCTCCATTGTCAAAAGCTTTTCTAGAATACTGACCTACTAGATCAACATATGTTTTTGGGGAAAATGTTTTTGCAGCTTGTGGAGTATTTAAAACATCTAAAATTTTAGAATAGTTTTTTGGCTTAGGTTTTGGAGTCATTACAGTACTCCTGCAATACCGCCTTTAGCTCTTTTTGCTTTATCTTGTTCTGCTTTTTTAAGCAACTTCTTAAGTTCTTCCATAGATATATTTCTTTGAGATGGTGGATAATTTTGTGGATTATATTTTCTATCTAACTGTTCAGCTTTAATATTGTAATATTCTTCTTCACCTTTTTTATCTACAACATCCATAACACTACCAGCGTTAGCATATTGCATTCGGCCACCATTCATAGCCATCTGTCTATCTTGTTCCATTTTCTTTTTAGAAAGATAATCATTAAGGAAATCATCGAAAGTTACATCTGGACCCAGTATGCCTTTTTCTTTTAAATCTTGGAACTGTCTAATAACTGACATTCCTTCTAAATCTAATTCTTCTAATTTAGTTTCTGATGCAAGTTTAATAGAAGGTGCACCTCTATCTAAAGATTTAATGCCACCCATATTATCATATTCCTCTGGATCAGGTAATTCTAAATCTTCTAAAGTCTCGCCAGATTCGATAGCTCTAAGCATATCTCGTAATTTTATATCGTCTTCTTTTGCCATAATATTTTAATAATACACTTTTTGAGTTCTCTGTAAAGGCTCATCTTCATAATCTTCTGGGTGAGCAATTAAGCCTCCTTGTCTAAATCTCATTACTGCTTGAGTCATAGAATCGACTAAATCGTCATGATCTCCATAAGGAAATGCTGCACATTCTTCAATAACCTCTTGTGCAAATTCCATTTCCGTTGGTGCATAGATTCTACCAGATTCAAATAATGGGGATACAGAATTAACTCTAGTATGTTTATCATTACCACGTGACGGACTAAAACTAATTACTGGAATTCCAGCTTTTCTTAATTCATAAGTTAAAGGGAGCCCGGATGCTTTGCTCTCTACGATAACTGTTTCCGGTTGCCAGTAGCCATATTGATCTAAAGCAATACGCCTTAACTCAGGAAACTCATACCGACCTTTAATTGCATCTACTAACATTAAACATGGACCACTATCTTCAGTTGGATGAAATACTCCCCAAGTAGTAATAGCAGAATAATCAGCAGTTTCTTTTTTCATAAATGCAGTATCATAAGATTGTATAACATGTTGTAATGCAGGTAGTTCTCCATCCCAGGGTTGCCACCATTCTCTTTTAATCAATGCTCCTTCTTCACCAGTTGGGTTCTGCATGTATTGTGCATTCCATTTTGATAATGGAATAGATGCACGAACTGCTTCCAAGTCTTTTAGATTCCAATATTCCGGCCACAGGGGTTTACCTGATGGTAGTATTGCCGGGAACTCAATTACTTCCCATTGATCTGCTTTAGGTTCTTTTTGTGATTTAATTAATCTACCTGCTAAATCTTTTTCATTCCATCTTGTCATTACAATAATAATTGTTCCACCAGGTTGAAGACGTTGTCTAGGTCCTGATGTATACCATTCATAAGTTCTATCTAATGCTTGTGCATTCATTGCATCTT